CCGCCTGCCGGCGAGCGGCGGTGCGATCCAGCGCGCGATCCGATGGCGCAGGGCATCAAGCATTGTGAGCTCGCAGGTAGATCCGGCGCGGATCCGGCTGCCCGCCCTGCACCGCCTTGGCGGCGTTTTCGCGCGCAACCTCGTTCTGCCAGTAGTTCACCAGCTTGATGATGTCGACCGCCGCGTCGAACTCCATCGAGCGGCCGTTGATCGAGTACGATTTCACCCGCCCGCCGGTGGCCTGGAAATTCGCAAGCGCTGCCTGAGCGTCATCCAAGGCGCGTTGTGCCGAGCTGCGCGGGTCGTAACCTTGGACGAGCGTGGCGGGATCCGGCCGGAACTCGATCCGCCCCTCGCCCAGGCTTTGCCGTGCGCCGGCCTTTTCGACCCAGCGGGTCCAGGTGTAAATGCCCGCCTTCCAGGTGGCGGTCGTCGCGGGCCCCGCCTGGACGCGGTAGTCGGTCGTGGTGTAGGTCGTGGCGGTCAGGTCGATCGGCGTCTGCGCCGGCGCGGCGAAGGTCGGCGTCAACCGATACTTGAGCGTCCACGCATCCGTGGCCGGATAGGCCGGCACTTGGTCGACAAAATCGAGCGTGTCGCCGACGACGAGCAGCTCGAGGATCATGTGACGGGCTCTCCGATGCGGTGCTGCCCGGTCGTCACCGGCGTGTCGCCGATGCGCGCGGCGGAATCGAGGTCCGGGGTCGCGCCGATGCGATGCGCGCCGACGAGGACGGTGCGCGTGAATGTCGGATCACCGAATACGGGCGGCACGCCTCCAGTGCCGGCCTGCAATGAAGCGATGAGCGTCGCCAGAAATCCCTGCGCCTGGCTCGCGGCGCTCACTGCGCCGGCAATGAACGAGCTCGCGGCGGTCAGCGTCGTGCCGTTGGCGGTCGCATCGCCGGTGCCGGTCGCGGTGCCGTCGATCAGCGATGCCGTGGCGGTCAGCGTGGCGCCGTTCGCCTGCGAGCTCGCCTGGCCAGCGCCGGCAACGACGCTTGTGGTGGCGGTCAGCGTGATGCCATCCGCCTGCGAGCTCGCCTGGCCAGCGCCGGCGATGAGCGACGTGGTCGCGGTAAGCGTGGCGCCGTTCGCGGTGGCATCGCCCGAGCCGGTGGCAATGCCATCGATCAGGCTCATCGTGACCGTCAGCGTGATGCCATCCGCCTGGCTCGCGGCGCTCGCCGCGCCGACGATCAAGCTCGCTGTGGCGGTCAGTGTGAGGCCATCGGCCTGGCTCGCGGCGCTTGCCGCGCCGGTTACGAACGACACTGTCGCTGTCAGCGTCGTGCCGTTGGCAGTCGCGCTGCCGCCGGCGACCGCCTCGACCGGAATCGCGCCGATCTCGACCTGCGCGCCGTCGAACAGGAATCGTTCGCCCGATTGATTGCGGTTCGCCATGCTAGGGTTCGATCAGGTTCATTTCACCGTACAGGAATCCGGCTTGATTCCCACCGCACATCGCGCAAAACCAGAGACACGCATCGTCGACCAGTGCCGGAATGATCCCGGCACCATTCAGTAGCCCATCCTGAGTGAAGCCCGCATCCTGCACCACGCAGGTGAGCGGAAGCAGTGGCTTGAACAGCGTTACGCCGAAATTGCCGGCGGTACCGGTCGTCGCCAGCACCGTCACGCCCTCGACGGATTGCACGCCAGTGTCGCCATTCTGCAACGGACACAAGATCATCCGACTCGCCTCACGCCAGCCCGTACCACCAAACACGGCCGCATTCGTCGTCCTGCTCCCGGTGCCCGCCTGATTCGTGTAGCGCACCGTGACCGTGGTCGGAGTAGTGCCGACCTGCGAATAAATTTCCAGGCCGATCATGACCCCCGCGCCGGTCGTGTAGCGAGTCAGCGCCGCCGTCGGCAGGTTCGTGGTCTGCTCTGTCGTCGTCACGCCGCTCAATCCGCCCTGATGAGACAGCCGATCGCAGATCACATACCCGTTACGGTTTTGCGAGCTCAGCGATAACCGCGAGATAAATTGCTCGTCGGCCGCATTCGCGATCCCGGCCGCGTTCCAGAACTGTTGCCCAATCGCTCCCGCCGTCGCTGCGGTCGGCACCGCCGCCGTGGTCGGAGCAACGCCCGTACTACCGCCCGCCGCCAGCCATAGCGAGAAAAACCGGCCTGTGACTCCGGTGATCGTGCTCTCGCCGATCGGCACCCATTGCCACGGCGCCTTGTTCAGTGCGAGCCACGCGGCGTAATTTGCGACGGCAGCCATCACGCCTCGATCATCGACAGGCACCCGAAACCCTCGGGCACTGTGGTTGAACTCGCTAACCATGCCATCGAAATGCACGCGCCGGTCATGATCTCCAGGATCTGCGGGAGACCCGCGATCAAGTCGCGCATCCACATGATCCCCGCGCTCGAACACGGGATCGCCAGCAACGGGCGGATGATCGTGATTCCGAAATCGCCAGCGGTGGCCGTGGTCGCGAGCAGATCGACATTCTCGACGCTGCGCACGCCGGTATCGCCCGCCGCGAGCGGGATAAACAGGCGCCGTTGCGCCTCGCGCCGATTGGTGGCGCCAATTGCGAACGCGGGCGAGACCTGCCCTGCGGTGCCCGCCTGATTGGTATACGAGATCGTGGCCGTCGTCGCGGTCGCTCCGATGAGCGTGTAGATGTCGACCACCGCCATGTTGCCGGCCGCTGCCGTGCCCGTGTACCGGCTCACCGACAGCCCAGTGATCGTCTGCGCCGTGGTGGTGGTCGCGTTCAGCCCGGAAATGTCCGCGAGCCGGTCATAGATCAGAAGCGTGCCAGCAACCAGCGGCGCGAATAACCCGCCAAGGCACCACTGCTGGCGAGCGCCGCCCGGATCGGCCTGCGCCAGAGATCCCGTCGTCGCATTGGTCGGATTGCGCGCGGTACCACCCGGTGGTGCCCCCGCCCCGTTCGGATATTTCTCGTATTGCCAGAGATCGATCCAATAGCCGATGATGGCCGCTGACGCCGCCGCACCCGATACCCGGCCCTGAATCCAGAAGTACGGATACTTGGGCGTGCCGGAGTTTCCTCCGGTGCAACGGTTGACAATATCCGAGAGATCAGCAAGTGCGGTCATGGTCTAACGTGCCCCCATTGTTCGAGCGTGTAGTCGAGGTCAGCGTTCTCGCCCCACGGCAACGGAATGTCCACGAAGCCGAATCCGAAATTGCCATGAATCAGTCGGTAGCCCTGTTGTAAATAGTACGAGCGCCCGCGCGCGATTCGCGCGGCATTCGCGATCGGTTCGCCGAGCGTCGCTTTGGTGAACACGTCGAGCCCGTAGCCCGCGCCGCCATGCACCAGCATCCCGTTACCGACGGCCGATGCGTAGGGATAAATTTGCGAGGCGCTCCCGCCTGGTCCGCGAATCACGCCGGAAACGTAGCCATGCCACGTCCAGCGCTGCGTGTGCGTCGCCTGCACCGTGCCGTTGAGTTCCGTGACCACGGTTCCGGGCGATGGAATCCACGCAATCGGGCGCGCATAACTCATGTTATGCGCGGTCGCGGTGAAGATCGTTCCACGCGGGCCGAACGTGCCGTCTGATAGCGAGATGTGAATGAAGTGCGGGCGCGCAGACCCAACCACGTTCGGAAGCTCGGCGACGCCAACCTCGATTTGTCGGGTGGCGATATTGATCCGCCGCACCTGATTCTGCGCGAGTGCCGCCCAATAGCACCAGCCGTCCTGCACCGCGAGGCCTTCGGGTGCCACGATCGGGGCGGCAAGCACCTGGTCGTGCGGCGCGTAGGGTCGCCATTTGCGTTGCGAATCGGTAGTGATCGTGCCGAGGATCTTGCCGCTCGGATTCACGAGCAGATCGCCGAGCGAGCGCCCGTCATCCGCCGACCACATGCTGATCGCGTGTCGCGTGCGCTCGGTGACGTAAAGCACATCGCCATCGATTGCCAACCCCCACGGATCAGAGAGTCCGGTAATGAACTCGGTGATCGTCGGAGGATCGGCTGGGCGCAGCTTGTGAAACTGGAACTTGAGCACCCGGCCGAATCGGCAAGTGCAGAACGCCACCGGCCCCTCACCGAGGTGCTGAGGCAACGGTCCGAACGGCGGGAGGTCGATCGTCGGTAGCGTGAAATCGTGCTTCGATGCGCGCAGATCGAATACCAGCCCCCACGACTCCCACGGCCAGCGCCGGTCGGCGGGAATGCTCGCGTCCCAATCGCCGACGATCTCCAGCGGCGGACCCGCCATTTTGTCATCTTCCCAATAGGGCGGATATTTGTGTCGCAACCCGGCGAACGTGTGCTTCTCGCCGCGGAAGTTGTAGCGCCAGAATGAAAACGTGTCGCATCCGTAGATGCTGCCGCCGTGCCCGACCCACAGCGCGGTCACGTTTGCGACATTCGCCACCCCGCGCGGCCCGTCGAGCATGTGGTGCACCGGCGCGACTTGCGAGAAATTCCAGATCGAGTAGTCCTGGTCGTTCTCCGTGACCATGATCCCGCGCGACGTGATCGACGGGCGCATCATCGACATCTGCCCGGGATCGGACGTAACCGACCAATTGATGCGCGTGATCTGCGCCGGCGGGAGCGGAGTGTCGAACGGCTCGCCGCCAGGGAATACATGCGGCGTTACTGAGTTGATCTCCGTGTCGACGCTAGGCAGGTTGAACCACGTCAGCGGCACCACGCGGGTTTTGATCAGCGCTTTCGGGACCTTCGCCCACCAGTAATACCATCCGTCGGTGTGAATCCAATCCCAGTTGTTGTTCTGGAAAATCGTGTAGGGGCAATTCGTGCACTCGCCGCGCCGATCCACCGAGACCCAGTAGGGGATCATCGATTCAACCGGCGCGGTCACTTCCTGCCCGGCCGAGTCGTAGGGCACGATAGACAGCAGGTAGAACTCGTCGACAGTGAGTGCGGTCAGTGATCCCGTCAGATTCCCGAATGCCTCGGTTCCGGTCGGAGCGTAGCTGCCGATCTGCACGCCCCGCGTCAGCCCGTCGCAAGCAAAAACTTTGTAAAGCGGATACGCGAACGGAGTCGATTTCCCGCCACCGACCGCGGAGCGCCAGAATTTGAGCGAGAACGTGTCGCCAAATAGCGTGGTGTGCTGTTGCTCCCTCGAGTAGCTACGCGGCCAGTAATGCCGATCGAAATGCACCATCGCGGAGGGACGCTGAATCGGGATGCGATGCAGCTCTATCGTTGGCGCAGCCCCGGCGAACGCCTGTGCCTCCGCGAGCGCGACCTGCTGCGCGACGACTACGGTCGGGATAGTACCGACCGCAATCGCCTCGACGAGCGCCGCCGCTGACGCGACGACGATGCTTGCCGCATCAGCCATTGGTCAGCATGTTCCGCACTGCGGCCCGGGCTGCATCTTCCGCCGCATCGGCTGCGTCCGCCGCATCCTGCGCCGACAAGGCGGCGGCGATCTTCGCCTGCAACGCGGCGCGCGCCGCCGTCAATGCGACAACTTCTTGCTGCGCGTCGTCCCGTTCCTGCGTGACCGCCGCGAGGGACGCCAGCACAAATGACGTAGCCGGTTGCCCGGCGACGAGGTCCGCTTCGTCGAGCGCGACGAGCTGCAACGCGCGCACGCTGTTGATGTCAGCCATGGTCAGTTCTGCACGCGCAGCGTCGACGCCGTCAGCGTGAACGTGCCGTTGGTGGTCGAGACATCCGCGCCGAAGTCGATCACGGCGATGATCTCGTCGGCGGAGGCAGCACCGCCGCGACTCTTGTAGTAGACCGCCTTGCGCGCGGTGATCGTCGACGAGGCCCAGGTCGTGCCGCCGAGCGAGATGTCGATCCGGTCGTTCGCCGTGTCGAGCGTCGGCGCGACCGTTACCGTGTTGCCGCCGGCGCTGTAGCCGGTGCCGACCACTTCGTTGGTGACGTCATCCCGAAAATCGTGGGTGTCCTTGTTCTCGGCGTAGGCCGAGGTGGTCAGCAGCACCTTGAAGGTGTCGGTGTCGAAGTCGATCGTGCCCTTCGCCCACTGCTCCAGCCCGCGATTAAAGATCAGGGATGCCATGGCTCGCTCCGTTGGGTCGAACGGAGCGAGCCTGCCCGAATGTCAAGCGGATTTTTAGGGGAAAAGTGGCACAACTACCGGAACCGCCAGCGCCGGCTCAAGGCACGGTAACCATGCCGGCGGCTAAGGCTCGCGTTTTCGAGCGCCTGGACGAGCGGCGTGCCGGCCGCGAGCTCCTCTCCCAGGCGCTGCACTTTTCCCGCGGCGGCTTTCTTGCCGATGTAGACCTCGCAGCCACCCCAGGTAGTTCGGATCCGCCGCTCGATCGCCAGCGCCTGAGTGGGGCCCAGCTCCAATGCCTGCACCAGGATCTCGGCCATCAGCTGATCGACAAAGTCCTTGCCCACTTTTCACCACCTTTTCACGAATCCGGGCCGCGGCGCGTCCCCGATGTGTCCGACGCGCCGGCGCGCACCCTGCGCCTCGGTTTCTGCAGTCGCCGGCGTGGTCGCGGCGCCATCCGTCAGTAAATCGACTTGCGCCGGCTGTACTTGGCGCTCCAGCGCATCCCAATCGGTCACCCGGAACCGGTTGAGCCCGATCTTGTGCGCCGCCGCGATCGCGTACACCTCGAGGTCGAGCGCCTCGTTGCGCCGGCCCGAGGGTTTGATCCACTCCAGCCGTGGCCGGCCTTTCACGTAGCGCGTCACCAGGCGCTCGGCGGTGAGCTGCTCGTAGTAGTCCTCGGGAAGCTCGCGGGAGAAGTGCATGCAGCCCGGGCCCGGGTCCTCGACCTTGAGCCGGCCATAGATCAGGCTCTTCGCGGTATCGGTGCCGATCAGCCACAGCTGCGCGCCGCGCTTGAGCTTGTCGCCGCGCGTGTTGATGTCGACCACCGTCGGCTTGCCCAGGATCGGCCGGCCCGACTGCGAGATCCCCTTGACCGCGAACACGCCCAGGTGCCGATGGCTGCGGCAGAACTGGTAGACCTCGTGGGTGTGGTGGCCGCCGGAGTCGATCGCGCAGCTGCGGATCCTGAGCTCGCGGCCGAGGCCATTTTTCAACGGCGTGTTGATCACGGTGCGCAGCTCCTCCCACACCGCCTTGTCGGCCGGGTCGCCCCACAGCACCGCGTAGTCGACCGTCCAGCTTTCCTCGAAGCGGCCCCAGGCCTTGATCTTGTATTCGAGCCGGTTGCCCTGCACGTCGACCGCCGCCGTCAGCACCAGGCCACCCACCGGCACGCTACGCAACGAGTAGTGTTCGGCGCGCGCCGCCAGCGTGTCATGCTTGACCTGGTCGCCCTGCTCTTCCCAGGTCTCGGCCAGGCAGGTGTTCACGAAGGTCTTCATCTTCGTGTCGTCGCCGGCGTCGAGCGCGCGCTTCGCCTCGAGGAACTTCTTCACCATCCACGCCCAGCTCGCCCACCCCAGCGGCGAATACAGCGTCGACAGGTGATAGCCGACGATGCGGCCGGCGCCGCGATCGGGAAAATCGGGGATCCACTGCCCGCGCTCAAGCATCCAGGTCTTGTGATGCTCGCCGATCTCGGCGCCGCAATGCTCGCAGACGTAGTGCGCCGTGTCGGGCTCGTGTGTCGGCTCCTTGCGCCAGCGCAGGTTCGCCCAGCGCAGCCACTGCATGCCGAGGCAGTGCGGGCACGGCATGTGATAGCGGCGCAGGTCGCTATGATCGATCGAGCCCTCGATCCGCGAGAACCCTTTCGTGGTCGGCGTCGATGTCTTGAAATACTTCCGCCGTGGGAAGTTGGTGGTCCGCCGTTCGGCCAGCTCGAGCGGATCGCCCTCGCCGTCGACGTCGAACGGGTAGCCGTCGATCTCGTCCGCGAAGATGTATTTGCACGGCATCGAGCGCAGATCCGCTGCGCTGTTGGCGCCGGCGATCACCAGCATGCCGCCGGGAAAGTCTTTCATCAGCGTTGTGTTGGCCGAATCGCGCGAGCGCTTCTCCGCCACCCGCTCGCGCAGGATCGGCATCTCCTCGATCATCGAGGACAGGCGCTGCTTCGAGAACCGCTTGGCCAGGTTCAGCGTCGGCTGGATCGCCATCATCGGCGCCGGCGCCTGGTGCATCACATAGCCGATCCAGTTGTTGCCCATCTCGGTTCCGCCGACCTGCGTGCCCTTCATGAACACGACCTCCTCGGCCGGGTGCCCGGTCGACAGGCAATCCATGATCTCCACCAGGTAGGGCGTGCGCGCGTTGCGCCAGGGCCCAGGCTCGCTCGAGGTCTTCGACGGCAGCAGCCGGTAGCGCTCGGCCCACTCGGAGAGCGCGAGCTCGAGCTCGGGCGTGATCGCCTCGCGCGCGGCGGCGCGCACGACGGCGGCACCGTCCGCGACCTCGACCCGCTCGAAGGCCTGGACGGCGCCCATCTCAGGCCGGCTCCGGTTCCGCGAGCGTTTGCGCCACCTCCCGCAGCGCGCTCTTGAGCTCGGCGGCGAGCAGCGTGTGCACCTTCGCCACGTCACCCTCGGCCGCCAGGATCGACGCGATCCGGTCCGGGACGCCAACCAGGCGATCGCGCAACGCCCGGAACACACCGAAGGTTTCACGTGCAACGTCGTGCTTGCGTACCAGCTCGCCGGTCTTCTCGCGCAGCTCGAGCTCGGCCAGCTGCGCTTCGGCGAGCTCGCGGCGGGTTTTGTTATCGCGATAGCTATCCGGTCG